GATAAAAGCCAGACAAGGGCTTCTATCTGGCTTTGTAAATCGGTTAGTGTCTTCTGCATATTGGAAACAGCGTCTTCCAGTTCCCCTGTATAGAACGTGTCCCCCAGCAGCATATCGCTGTAGAATTTATCGATCCTGTAGACATCATCGCCCATAGCAAGGATCATTTCATCCATCTGTTTTTCGTCCATATTTTCCTCTTGTCTTTACAATCTTGTATCAAGACAAAATTAAGAATTTTCAGCCGCTTGTGATTCTTCTTTCGTCCAGCAGATGGACTTTATCAGCGTTAAATAATCAACGGAACTTAGTCCGTCATCCAGCATTTCGCCAATCGCCTGATCTGCTTTTTCAAAGTCACCGTCAACGGCATATAGATAGAGACTGTTTGCCATTGCGGCTGTCATCATGGCTTTGTCACGGATTGCACGCGCGGTCCGGATAAATTCTTCATGTTCTGTCATTTAACCCTCCTGTTACTTGCTTGCATCAAGAACCATATTCTGTGCATCTTTCAGCTTTTCGCATAACCGCTTGTAGGGAATGCCGCTCACTTTTGAAGCGCTGTTGATGGCTGCAATCGCAATCGCAATGGTTTGCGCGGAAGCTTCTTTCATTGTTAAATCAGATGGAATGGAAACATTTCCGGCAAACGTTCCGTTGTATAACGGTTCAAGCGTCACCGATACTGTCTCCGTGCTTTCATTCACCAGTCTGTCCTGCATTGTTTTCCTCCTTTGCCAAATAGTAGGCGTTTTTAATTTCTTTCAGCAGATTCTCAATCGGAATGCCGCTTATTTCGGCTACCTTTTCCAGTAGTTCGCCCGCCAGCGCTGAAGCTGATGTTAGAAAGTCCACAACGCTCATATTTTCTCTGACTGCAATCAAAGCCTGCACTTCTTCGTTTTCACCTTTGAAAATTTGAGCGCGGATCAGTAAGTCTTCCGGCAAGTCATCTTTATAGAAAAATTCAGTGCTCATTCGTATCTCCTTTCACTTCATATAAAATTGAAAACCCGTCCCAGATTTCCACGCCGGTTTTCTCAATTACCATCTGTATAGCGGCTTGCGCTTTCAGCCAGTCACAATGCGCAGCGGAATAGTCTTCCGCCATTAGTTCTGCTTTTGCTTTTTCCACGGAATCAGCAAACTGGTTTGCGGCGGTAATTGCGGCCTGGTAACAATAGATCAGGCTTTCTTTGTATTCGTATTCCCGCATATCTCGTTAAATCTCTGTTGAAACTGTTCGTCTATATCGTTCAATAGTTGTTGGATGTTTTCTAATTGCGGGCCTATATCATGACGATATTGCAAAACGCGTTCCCAATTGCATTTAGCGTGATAGAACTGTCCTTCATTCACAGACATCATCATTTCGTTTATCCATTTAACCGAACTTATATAGTCCTGTTGCAAGAGAATAAGTTTCACCTTGAGCCATTCCTTGTTATCTCTTTCACTGCTGTTCTTCATGCGTCCACCGTTTCTAAAATTGATTCAAACATTTTCACCGTATCATTCAGACATCTTTCTTTCACATGTACGGCGTGCTGCCATTTGCGGATAGTCTGAATCAGCTGTTTCAATGTTTCTTCTGAAGAAATTGCCGCGTCCCATTTGTGCAGGACAATTTCTGCTACATCAAAAGCCGCTTTTTCACTTGCAGTATTCTGCTCAAGAAATTTGAGCATCGCTTTAGCTAATATGCAGCGGGCCTGATCTGTTTCTGCTTTAGTCACTTTTCCCCGCCTTTCTAAGTTTGAACACTCTTGTTTCTGATTCTTTGATGTACTTTTCGTAAAGATCCGGATTTTCGTTTTTAAAAGCCATAGCGTCAAACTGTCTCCGTTTCTGTACCTTCCACGTTACCCAGCGTCCATTGTCACTTCTGGCAACGGTATTCACGGCCATTTTCTCTTTGATTCTGTTTTCGATAGCTTCTTTTTCCGCTTTCAGATCCTTTTGCAATGTGATGATACTGTCTAACCGCTCAATCTCTTCATCAAGATCAAGCTGTACTGCATCATCGCTGTAAAAGCCGTACATATGGTTCAGTGTTTCACCGTCTCCTGCAGTAGATTCAGGCGGTGTTTTTTCCAGAACATGATTCCAGAAGTCTTCTTCTGCTTTAATCAGCGCGTATATTTGCTTATCATCTCGTTCAATGACGAAAGTATAGAAAGCAGCACCCGGAATGAGAATTGCTATATACCATCTGTCTAAACCGGTAACGGCTAAATAGTGCATACACTGTGCTAAATACTGTGGCGGAATGTAGCCCGAATCATATTCGGATTTGGCATAAATATTTGCTGTCTTGCATTCAAGACCGGCTTTTTCCCCGTCAACTAAACGGTCTACATTTGCCTGCATGAACGGATAGTCTTTTGAGCGGAACATATATTTTGACGGTCTGACAGACTTTCCGGTTTCCTTTTCGAAACGCTTTGCTACAAGGTCTTCTGCTTCCCGTCCAAACCACATTGCCTCATTGTCCGGTACTTCATCACTGATTTCACCGGTCTTTTCCAAATAAAGCTGCAAAGGCGTTTTCCATTTGGACACACCTAAAACCGCGCCTGCATCAGAACCGCCGATACCGCGCCGTCTAAGCCTTAACCATTCGCCGTGATCTTTCGGGAGACGGACCAGCGAACAATATTCGTATGGTTCGGCAATAATGGTTGCTATTTCATCCAGGTCACACTCAAGAGCTTTAGCAAAGCGTTCTGCTGTTTCTCTATGTACGGTATGTGTTGGCGAAATGAAATTCTTAAAGCCGCTTGAACTTTTGAATCCTGCTTTCCACATAAAGCGGGCCTTAGACCATCCGCGCTCTTTCAATTTCTGCTCAATCACTTCACCTTTCAGATGATAGTTACCGATTGTCGGCATATGACGTCCGCCTTTCTACTTCGCGGCATAGCTCGTTAAAAGCTTCTTCAGCTGTGCAGGGATTAGTCATATCGCCTACAGAATCACGCCCTGTAAGGAAATCGGAATAATCGGTGAAAACCAGACTGATATAGCCCTCTGAAATCTCCTGTGTAGTGATCATTAGATCAACGTCCTGAAGAATCATCTTTCCATTCGGATGATCTTTCAGCTTTGGAAATGTCTTGTGTGCGGCTTGCCAGAACAGCACATATTCAGATTCCATTTCATCCGCCGCGCCAAATTTGATTGCATCAATCAGTTCTGAATAAATGCGTCCGATCATTCCGGAATACATTTCGCCGTATCTGCTTAACTGCAGCCGTTCCAGATAGCGGATGATTTGAGACTGGCTAGCCATGGATCCTCCACATGTACATTGTGTTCGTGATGAATCTTTTCGCAAATTCCGCGTCTGTATCATCGGTGAACCGCTCATTTCCCAGTTTCAGATTCTTCATTCTCAAGTACAAAAAGCCGTTCTGCTTTTCTTTGATCACGATTTGGATTTGATCATCATTTTCTAATGTGTGATAGCCGCGTCTATGCTCCTGCATTGTCACTACAAATCCTTTTTCTTTCAGCCACGGCCAGAGAAGATCAATTTCGATTTCTTCTTTCTCCGGACCGCGGTTGTTTTTAATCGCTTCTACAATTTCATTGAAAAGGGAACCGTACTGCTGTTCACCGATTCTGTTTAGATATCTGCAAATCTGGGCTTGATTTGCCATAGCCATTTGTTAAACCTCCATTTCTATACGTCTGTTTCGTCCATTTCACTGATAATCAGCGAACAGACAGCCATTACTATGCCTGCACCTGCAAGTAACAGACACAGCTTCCAATCCCACGGGGTCCCGAACAGATTGGAATTTTCGATTGTTCCCATTGCCAGAATGATTGATAAAAGCCCGGCAATGAAGAAAAATGCCTGCAAATTTTTGTTCATAAGTCCCTCCAACTGCTGATCATCGCGTCTAACAGCATCAGCAGGACAATCAGTGTGATAAATGTCCTCATTCATCTTTGCCGATGTATTCATAAAACTGTTTCGGGTTGATGTAGTAGGACCAGCGTCCGCTTTCCATCATGACGGCAAAGCCGAACGGCAGCGTTTTGTTTCGCAATCCTACACGGACAAACATTTTGCTTTTGCCCATGAGATTTGCTGCTTCTTCCACTGTAATTTTCTTTTTCTGCATTTGCTTTTACTGTATGGTCTCTACTTAAAGAAGATATTGATCTTGTCCTTTGTGTTCGTAAGCCCGATAGAAGCGCAAAGCAAGTCAACCTCTGCAACGGTCAAATCGCTTTTGCCGCTAAGCTTTGCTCTTAAAGTCCGGGAAGAAATGCCTAAATCTTTGGCAATATTTTTCTTCTTTTTTCCGGACTTTTCGATTTCCCTGTTCAAAGACGCAAAATCTACCATATGTGTTATTTCCCCTTTCTAATTGCTTGTTTTTAGTCAACTTACGTCAACCAAAAAGCAACTAGACCATACAAAAAAAAAAAAAAATGGTCAATAATTTCGGAAACTTTTTTCTTGTTTTCCGGAAATTTATTTCTTTTTTTTAGGAATTTAATTGCCTATAATAAGAGCTGCAAGAAACGGAAAGGAAAAAGATATGCATGAAATAGCGAACCGAATAAAAAGGCGGCGCGAACAACTGGGAATGACACAGGAAGACCTTGCAAGCAAAATGGGCTACAAGCAGAAATCAACAATTGCAAAATGGGAATTAGGAATCAGAGATGTTCCAGCACGTAAAGTAGCCGCTTTAGCCGAAGCGTTGGAAACACAAGCAGAATATCTGGTGGGCTGGGCTGATACACCTGCAGGAATGCCGGCAAACAGTATGCCGGTAACTGCAACATACAATGTGCGCTACAACGATTACACACAATACCCTGTACCGGTATCGATCAAAGCAGATTTCTGCATTGAAATGCAGGATGATTCTTTGAGCGGAGATGATATTAGAAAAGGCGATGTGCTGTACATCCGGAAAGTGAAAAGCGTGAAACCTGCTGATCTGGCAGCGGTTGTCATTGAAGGAACTGAATCTACACATGAATGCATAATCAAACATGTGTATGCTTACCCGGAACATGAAACAGTTATTCTTCGATCTTCTAATCCGAAATATCAAGATGTGCTGTTTTTTGGAAATGAAACCAGTAAAGTGATGCTGCAGGGAAGAGTTGTCTATGTCGGATCAAGAAGGTAAAAGAAAAGAGCGCCGCAGCATCAGCGCTCAATCCCTAAAGCAAAGGAGATCTTCTAATCAATCAATCAATATAAATCATCAGACAGAAAAGATTAAGTAGGGAAACACTTAACAACCCTGCGGCTTTATTTTATCACCATTTGCGTATAGACAACTAACAAAAATAAAAAAAGCGGCATGAACCAAAATTCCCACACAGGTTCATGCCAATAAGGTTACAAAAATCAATGAAATTGATTTAGCAGGAACAAACAAGTATGGTGCAGGCGATGCCCAGCCCTGCTTGTTTCCAAACAAATTATAGATCAAAAGAAGGATGGTTACAACAATGAAACGCATAACAGGAACTGGTTGCATAGTTACTTTAAACGGGAAACGTCATAAACCGTACGCTGCCAGAATCACTACCGGCTGGGATCCAAACGGAAAACAGCTGTACAAGTATCTGGGTTACTATGCAACAAAGAAAGAAGCAAACAAAGCTCTGAATGAATATGCAATCGGACTAGACAGGCCAAAGCAGATGACAGTTCAGCAGGCGTTTGAAGGATGGACGCGCAGCTATCAGGGCGCAAAAGGTACTGTAGATGCCTACAGGTCCGCTTATAACAAAATGACAAGTATCTACAATCTACCGCTTGAAAAGTTGGACCTTGATATCATGCAGGAAATCGCGAACACCGAACCGTTGACGTATTCCAGCGCAAATGCGGTGAAGAAGTGCTTTGCCGCAATGATCGATTACGGCTTTGCCCATGATGCATGTCCTGCAAGCAGGAAGACTTTACTGCAGTACCTGGTAGTGCCGAAAAGGCCGAAAGCAGACAGGAAGCCGTTTTCTATGGATGAAATTCAAGAAGCAATCGATAAGAAAAATATAATGGCTGTCATTCTGATTTGCACCGGTTTGAGAAGAGACGAACTGATCAATCTTGATAGATCGGACATTAATCTTGAAGAACAGTCAATCACGGTCCGCGCGTCTAAAACAGATGCAGGCGTCCGTACAGTTCCTATTCCGGACAGGCTCGTTCCGTGGATGGAAGATTTTTTAGAGACAGGCGCATTAGGACACAAAAGGCGCTGGTATGAAGATCACCTGTGGAAACCTTACAAGACAGGGCATGTGATTCATGAGGCCAGACATACCTATTCCACTCTGCTTGAATCAGCAGGCGTGGACGGAAGAATTGTTTCAAAGCTCATGGGACATTCCGCCGGAGTCACAATCGATGTCTATACACACTTCTCAAATGAGTACATGCTACAAGCTATCAACCCGATTTTCGATAAATTACTTCCGGAAATCAAAGGAAACGAAACGGTCTACGATCACCTTTATGCATAGGCTTTTTCGAACCTGAATTTGTATATTTCTCTGTGTATTTTCTGTATATTTCTAGGAAAATCCGCCCGATTCTAGGCGGGTTTTTCTTTATAAAATCAATCTGTTTGAAACCGGCGTTCAAGCATAATAAAAAAGCCCGTAAGTTCTTTACCTACGGGCTTTTTCGTTTGTTCCGGCAGCTTGCTGTTCTTGCCTTGCGGCTACCTTCGCCGTTTCAGGGCTTAACTTCCGAGTTCAGTCCCGATACTGTACCTAAAGCAAATATCGCATATTTGTATATTTACTGTATATTTCTGAAACGACTTTTGTTTTTCTACTCGTAATTGATCTGAGACGCTTCTTCCGTCCATCCGGCCTTTGCTAATGTATCCTTTTCGGATTTAGAAGCGGTAAACATATGCGTTCCGGCATTGCCGTTGTACAGGCGGTAGACAGGCTGGGAACCGGCGCTTGAAAAGGCAATGCCCTCTTTCTTCCATCCGGCCTTCTTCAGTTCATCTGCTTCTTTTTCGATGCAGTAGTGGTGCTGTCCGGAATTCGGATTGTAGACGCGGTAGATATGAGTTCCCGCAGCAGGTGAAATCCACGCTACCTGTTCATCGGTCCATCCTGCTTTATACAGGTTGTTCGCCTCCGAATAGCTAAGCGTCAAAATATGATCACCGTTGTTCGGGTTGTAGATTCTGTAGATCGCGTTATCCGCCTGTTTGGTAAGGTCCTTAACAACTTTAGGCGCGGTAACAGGTTTGTTTACTGTAGCCGCTAATTCAGCCATACGGCCGTGAAGATACGTTCCAGGACAGCCCGTTGCGGCAAACATAAGGTGTTCTGTAAGAGTTCCGCTTGAATCGCCTGTGTAGGTCAATGTGATGCCATATCTTGTACAAATATCCTTGCAAAGTGATACCAGAGCATTCCATGCTTTATCGCTGATTGTCCATGGTTCGGCATTGACGCTGTTTGAAACCTCAATTGTGATTGCCCTCATATCATTGTCCCAGTTGCTGCTGGTCCATGCTCTATACTCTTCAGGGACGCCGCTGGCAATGTCCCCGTCATATCCGATGTAGTAGTTTGCGCTTGCCTGTGCACTGCTGTTTGCGTGCATTTGAGCACATGCTTTACCCGTCATTACGCCGGCCATATGATGCGGTGTAATTTTTGTAATTGGATAGACGCGCTCGTTGCACTTATTGAGCATAGAAACGGAACTTGTTGCTAAAGCTGATACTGTCATTCTGATTCATCCTCACTTTCAGATTTTTCTTCATCTGCTTTTGCGGAAAGCAGGTCAATCGCTTTTGTTACTGCTTTAGGCAGCGGCAATCCCATAAGACCGGCATTTTCAATAATCGAAATGGCTTCATTACAAATAAAGCCGATGATTACCGCATTCTCAATGTAGTTCGTATCTAAAATCAGATCGATTCTATATGCCATCATTACAATGACCAGCGTTACCGCCTTACGGCAAAGACCTTTCCATCCGGCGCGGCTTTCCAGTCCGCCGTTTTCTGTTTTCGGGCTGTTTTTAAAAAGGGCTGCAACCGCAAGCCCTAAAACATAATCACAGCACATAAAGATCACTAAGGTTGCAAGACCTTCAGACCAGCCGCCGAAAGCCATAGTTACCAGCCCTCCGATCAATCCTGTAATTGCGGAGATGATTCCGCGGAATCCGTTCATGCTTTCCATACATCCTCCTATGCGGTTCTCAAGTAGACATAGCCGTATATTGCATCGCTTTCGCCCATGGAAACCCATGTACCACCGAAATAATCAGCAGGATCAATTTCATTGCCGTTCAAATAGATTGAGCCCACGGGGTAGACAAGATCAAGCCACGCTGTACCGCCAATAGTAAGATCACCAGTTACTTCCAGCCCTTTCTTGCAAGTCACATCTCCTGCAAAAGAGCTTGAATAGCCTGAACCGCTTTGAGTAATTCCCTGTGTAACAGACAGCGTTTTTTTACAGGTTGTTGCACCGGCAAATTGGACGGAATAAGAAGAGCCGGACTGGCTGAATCCGCGTGCAACTGTCATTCCATAAAAAGAGCTTGCAGTACTTGTACTGCTGGCCGTGAAGTATGTTGCTTTGATCTGTCCCGAACCGGTAACAGTTGTACTGAAAGTACTGGCGCCTGTCACCGCGATTCCGTTTTTAGAAACGGTAAGCTTATCAGCAACGGTTACAGGCGAATTGAAGACAGAATCCATGTTTACATTGAATCCGGCTTTCGTTGCCTTTTCACCGATAGTCACGCCTACGCCGTCATCTTTATTGGAATACAGACTCAATGCAGGCGCTGTGTCATCGGTAAATGCAGTTCGTGTTGCTATAACAACAATGCTTTCATCGTTGACAGGGACCAGCTTGAAAGAATACCGCCGTCCTTCAGCATTGTTTACGCTGATCATGTCCATGATGTTTTCGGTTAAATCGTAGTCTGTTTCAATGGATACGGTTTTTGTATACGACGTTCCATTTCCCATAATATCGCCGGAAGGACAGGAAACGGTTAAATACACGTCTGATTCCGCATGAAAGCTGATGTTCCATTGAAGATAGCTGGCAACACCTTCTACCCATTCAATGTTAGTGAAGTAATATCCAGAAGTCATGATTCATCCTCCGTAATAAAGAGCCTGAAGAAATCAAGATTTTCACCGCGGTTTTCAACCACCCAGTCT